ATGGCAGTTGGAGACTTTTTTACTTTATCTGCAAAAACAAAAGATGGATTTACAATTAGATTTTTTAATAGTAGTAGTGTAGGAATAAGCAGAACATTTGATTATCAAGCACAGGGTTTTGGCTTGAAATCTTAACAAATTTTAAATATAAGGATTAGATATGGCACAAGTTTCAGATTATGTATTAGACAATCAAGGTTTCGCTTCTTTTAGAACTGAACTTAATAATATTTTATCGGCAGTAAATTCATCTAATATTGGTAATTCAGCACCAGCATCGGCTGTGGCTGGTACTATATGGGTTGATAATGGCACATCAAATACTATAAAAATTAAAGTTAATGATGGCTCAGATAATTTAGAATTATTTACTATAAATACATCAACTAATGCTATAACACTACCAAGTGGAGTAAGTGTGACAGGAACTATAACAGAAACAGACCCAAATGCTTTACCACTTGCAATAGCACTAGGATAAGGAAAATAATATGGCAAACACTTTTAAAGTAAAAACTAATGATGCAATGCCGAGTTCGGCTGGAACACCATTAACATTATACACAGTTCCATCTTCTACAACTTGCGTTGTAATTGGTTTAACTCTTTGTAATGTTCACTCAACATCAGTGACAGCTTCAGTAAAAATAGATTCAAATACATCTGACACAGAAACTAACCAAGAAGTTTTTGTAGTTAAAGATGTTTCAATACCAGCTGGAAGTTCACTAGAAGTTTTATCAGGTGGTAAATATGTAATGCAAACTACTGATATAATCAAAATTGATTGTTCAGTTGCATCTAAAATTGACGCAACATTAAGTATTTTAGAAATAACATAGGATTAACATTATGGGTTTTATAGGTAGAGCAGTAGCACCAACTCCAATCTCTGCAAACGATGTTCCTGATTTACCAGCATCAAAAATTACATCAGGTACTTTTGCAACAGGGCGAATTTCAGAAGCTAGTGTATCTCAACACGCAACAAGTTTTGATGATAACAAAATAGTAAATGATTTATCTACTTTAGGATTAAGAGTACACTCACAAGAAAATCTTAATGCAAGTAATTCTAACTCTGCATCTTTTGATGTGTTTCAAGATAGTTCAGGAATTACAAATTTAACTAATACTGTCAGAAATTCTAGTGAATTTATATCTAGTATTTCACAGACTGATGTGACAGATTTTAATTACACATTTGAACACACAAGTGGAACAGGAAATAATACAGGGATTAGAAGCAACTCAACTGCTGATGGTTCTTACACAAGAACAACCCAAGCAAAATTTGGAAGTCGTTCTTTGTATGGAATGGATAGTAAAAATCCTATGTTTAAATGGACAGATAGTTCAGGATATGATGGTGATTTTACTTTTCAATGTTGGTTTCATCCAAATGGAGTAAGTGATGATGTTTATTATCCTGGAATACTTTTAAACTTTGCTAGTTCTAATAAACAAATTAGCACTTACAAATGGCGAAGTGGCTTTAATAGTGGCTATTGGGTAATTTATAGAGATGGTAGCAACAATGCTTATGGTAGTAATGGAGATAATTCTTGGGTTCATATTGCAGTAGCAAGGTCAGGAAATACTATATCAGTATGGGCTGGTGGTACTCGTCAGCATACTTGGACACAAGATGCAAGTTCAGAACCTTTAAAAGAAATTATTTTAGGTGGAACAGATGGTGCAATTCATCATGGCGATGCTAATATAGTTTCTAAATTTTATTATGATGGATTTGTTTTTGATAGAGCAGTTAGAAGTGGATTTGAACCATCAAATTCTTCTATAACACTTCCAACATCGCAACCAGCAAATATTACAACAGGTAGTGTTAATGCAACAGGTTCATTTGAGGGTGCAACAATTACTGCTAGTTCATCTACTTCTAAAATGGGTGCTGTTCTTACCTATCAAGACTATGCTGGTACGAATAATTTGAACTCTGACATTGTTTTAAAACTTTCGGCAGATAATGGTTCAAACTATTCAACAGCTACACTTACAGCTTTACCTGACTTTTCAACAGGAATTAAAATGGCAAAAGTAAATGATTTAAGTGTGACTGCTGGGACTCAACTAAAATACAAATTAGAATTTGCTAATCAAAGTGGTAGCAAGGAAGCAAGAATTAGAGGAGTGTCTTTACAATACTAATATGTCTATAGTTAAATTAAATAACAACGCATTAACAAGTGTCACAGCTTTACCAAGTGGTGTAGGTTCTGACCCTAATGTTAAAACAGATTTAGCACGATTAGGTTTAAGAGTATTTGCAAATCAAAATCTTGTAGCGACAAATTCAGATTCTTTAAGTTATGATGTATTCCAAGATAGCACAGCAATTACAAATTTAACTAATGCTATTAGAAATGATGGCGAATATATGTATGCTGGAACACTTACAAATGTTGATACTTCAATTACAATTAATTCATCAAACTATACTACTTATGTTAAAAGCGACCCAAGACAATATAGTTCAGCTTTAGGACAATCAGGAGAAGCAGATTTTAACCAAGCATCTGATACTTTTGTTCAAGGTAATTTTGGAACTAAAGGAGAAAATATTTTTACATCTCCAGCATCATCTACTGCTTGGGAATATAATAATGATAGATTTACAGATGATTATAGAGCAATGACAATTATAGAATTGACATATCCAATGGCTTTTACAGGAGTTTCTGGTAGATGGAGAAATGGTAGTGGTAATTCTATGGCTTGGAATTTATATGGGATTTCTTCTGATGGTTATACTCAAAATACTGTAGCTGGTTATCCTAATATTTCACAAGCAAGTGGAAATAGTGGTGGAATGTCAAATGGAACAACTTATACTTCTGCTGGAACTTGGAATAATAGTACAAAATATCCATACGCAGGAATTTTTGTAAGACACAGTAGTGCAAATGGTTTTATGTATGACACTTTAACATTAAGTGGAACAATAGGATTACCAACTGAAACAATAAATGCAACAGGGTCATTTGAAAGCAATACAATTACAGCACCATCTTCAACATCTAAAATGGGTGCAGTAATAACCTATTCTAATAATGCTGGAGTTAATGCTCTTAACTCGGATTTAGTTTTACAATTAAGTGCAGATAATGGATCAAATTACAGCACAGCAACATTAACTGCATTACCAGATTTTGCGACAGGGGTTAAATGTTGTCAAGTTCAAGATTTATCTGTGACAGCTGGAACGCAGTTAAAATATAAAATAAGTTTTGCAAATCAATCAAGTAATAGTAAGGAGTGTAGAGTGACAGGTGTTTCTCTGCAATATTAAATTATGAGTTATATAGGAAAAGAGCCATCAGTAGGAAACTTTGTAAAACTAGACGCAATAAGTGTAGTTAATGGTCAAGCTGGATATACTATGCAAAGCAGTTCAGTTAATTTTACACCTGAATCAGCTAATCATATGTTGGTATCTTTGAATGGTGTAATCCAAGCACCAATAAGTTCTTTCACAGTTTCAGGAAGTACAATTACTTTTGCATCTGCTTTAAGTACAGGCGATGTTATTGACTTCATAATGGTATATGGAAATGTTTTAGATATTGGAACACCAAGCGATGATACTATCTCAACTGCAAAATTACAAAACACATCTGTCACTGCTGGAAAATTAGCAACAGATTCAGTTATAGAAGCAAAAATTCAAAATGATGCTGTCACTAGAGATAAAATAAATGCAATATCAACTTCATCATTACCAAGTTTTGAAGCAAAAGGAACATCAGGAGTCACAGAGGGTTATATTCAATTAAATTGTGCAGAAAATTCACATGGAATTAAATTAAAATCTCCACCACATAGTGCTGGTGCTTCATACACTTTAACTTTTCCAACAACTGATGGAAATGCAAATGAATTTTTACAAACAAATGGGTCAGGTGTTATGACTTGGGCAGAAGCTGGTGGTACTTTTAACAAAATAGCAACTGCTGACCATAGTTCAAATGCAACAAGTTTTACATTAACTGATTGCTTTAGTTCAACATATTCACTCTACAAAATTTATTTCTATGATATTACAATGTCAGCAACAAATAATGAATTAAGAGTTTATTTTCAAAACAGTTCTAATGCAGATGTAGATGGTTGGGTTGCTACTGCTGTTTATGGTTATATTTCAGATAGTGGTGGTTCGGCTGGAACAGGTGGCGAAGCTGGTGGAACGCAAGATTATATAAGAGTTGGACATTCAGATTTTGGTGCTTCAGCAAATGAAGTAAGTGCTGTTGAAATGACAATATATCAACCTTATGAAAGCACAAACACAATCGTAAGTTATAATTGTCAGTTAAGAGCAGATAATACTCATTTTTATAGTATTTATGGTGGAGCAAGATTAAATGTAAATACATCTTTAGAAAATATAAAGTTTCAATCAAGTGCTGGTGCAAATTTAACATCTTATAAAACAGTAATTTATGGAATAAAAAGGTAATTATGAAAACACATATAGTTAATGCTATAACAGGCGAAAGTATAGTAAGAGATTTAACAACAGATGAACAAACTATTTATGATACACAAATAGCTGATTGGGAAGCTGGTGCTTTTGATAGAGCAATATTAAAATTAAGAAAAGATAGAAACAAACTTTTATTAGATAGCGATTGGGAAGTCACAATGGCTAAAGAAAAAGGTACAACATTATCAGCTTCATTTAAAAATTGGCGACAAGAATTAAGAGACATCACAGAGGGTCTTACAACAGTAGAAGAAGTAGAAGCAGTAGAGTTTCCAAGCAAACCATAGGAGTCTAAATGCAATTAAGCAAACATTTCACTTTAGAGGAGATGGAAAAATCTCAAACAGCTACAAGAAAAGGTATTAAAAATAAAGCTGGGTCAGGAGAAATTAAAAACTTAGGCGATCTTTGTTATGAGGTACTAGAGCCTGTACGAGCAAAGTTTGATAAGCCTGTCACAATTACATCAGGATATAGAAGCCCTGAATTATCAGAAGCAATAGGTAGCAAAGCAACATCACAGCATTGTTCAGGAGAAGCAGTAGATTTTGAAATAGCTGGAGTTTCTAATTTACAAGTAGCTTTATGGCTTACTAACAATGTAAATTTTGATCAATGTATTTTAGAATTTTGGACAGGAGAAAGTAGTTCAGGCTGGATTCATGTATCATATAAAGATGGCTCAAATAGAAAACAAGTATTAACATATGATGGCAAATCATATACAAATGGATTACCTGATGCAAAATGGTCAGATGGTAAAATGCAAAACTAGGAGATAATATGCTTACAAAAAAACAAAAGAAATTACCACCAGCTTTACAAAAAGCTATTATGAAGAAACAAAAGAAAAAGAAGAAAGCGAGAAAATAATATGGCTTATGGATATAGTATGAAACCTAAGAAGAAAAAAAAGAAAAAGAAAAAAAATAAGAAGAAGTAAATGGTTAAAGTAGCATCAATTACAGGAATCATCAAAGGTCTTAAACCAAGACAACAAAAGACTATGAAATCACACGCAAGACATCACTCACTTAAACATATGCGATCAATGGCAAGAGCCATGAAAAAAGGTGCTACTTTTTCTTCTGCACATACTAAAGCTATGAGGAGTGTTGGAAAATGAAACGAAGAAAAGTACCAAAAGATAAGAAAACAAAAATTCCTAAAAAATATTTATCAGGTCTTAAAGGTGGTAAAAGATCAGCTAGAGCAAGTCTTATTAAGGCTATGTCAGAAGCTTACAAAAGAGGTCAAAGAATACCAAGATCAATGTTTCAAGCGAGGTATAAATAATGGCTGTTAGGAGACGACCACTATCTGCAAGAGTTATTTCAACACTTAGAGCAAAAGCTAAAACTAGAAAAAACATTACATTAGGTACATTAAAGAAAGTATATCGTAGAGGTCAGGGTGCTTTTTTAAGTTCAGGGTCAAGACCTCGTACATCAATGGCTTCTTGGTCAATGGGTAGAGTTAATAGTTTT